TATTTGGTTTGGCTAAATTCTCACTGGATAATAGCTCACGGCAAGAGCTAAACACCCTTGCTGTTTTAATGGCTCGTAGGCAATGCTTTAAGCTATCTGAGAGCGAATCTAAGCGCGTTCCTGACCTTCTTGGTCTAGTTGCATTGAGGTTGGCTGTCGGAACTAACAAGTGCAATAAGTGCCGTGGAGTGGGAGAGCTAAAATCAGCAAGCGAAGTTGTCAAATGCCCTTTGTGTAGTGGTGACGGCAATAAGAAATTAAGCATCCGAAAGCTAGAAAAGATTCTGGA